ATCAATTAAAATAATAGGAGAAATATTATGGAAACAATTTTAACAGTTTTAAGTACACTTGGAGTGGGTGCGTTAGCGTATGCGTTCGCGGGTGTGATAAGGTTGAGCAGAAGGGTCAGTGATCTGGAGCTAGTAAGAATGGAAGTAATCGATCTTGAACGACAATTTGAAAGAAAAGTTGAGACAGAAATTCAAGATCGGGAAGAAGGAGATACCACTATTCACAGACGAATAGATGAATATCAAGTTCAAGTAGAAAGTAATACAGATAGACGTTTTGATAACGTTTGGTCTGAGGTCCATAAATTGGACAAAACAATCAATCCGAATAAGGATTTAATAAAAGGATTAACTAAATAGTTTAGTTAACATTTAGATGAAATTATTTGGTTGTTTGCAAAAAATTTATTATATTAAAATAAAAAGTAATGATAGGATTTAAAGATTATTGGTATGGAAAAGAATGTGAAGGCAGATTAACAGATGTTGAAACATTATTTATAGCTGATTTACAAGCTTTTTGGGAACAAGAATCAATACCAGGCGGAACAACCTCGCCTCATATATATTTTTGTTCCGGAGCCACTGAACAAATCATTAACGGCCATGACCATTATGACTGGGAATGGTTAGATGAATATATAGGTAAATGGAATAAAATAATCACATTAGAAGTTACTCCAGGTATGTTAGAAAAGATACCTGCAATGATTAGAATTAAAGTACATATAATGTACATGATGAATGAAAAGGATGTGCGATTATTAAAAAAGAATGATAGTATAAAAGTTGTATATGATGATTATTCTTTATATTGTGCAAGCGTACAAAATATGCAACATGTAACACCAGACGATTATAAACATGACAGAATTGAATAATATTTGGATAGTTGATTTAGAAGCTGTCGAATCTAGATATACTGGGCAATGGAAACACTATTTTCCTGATTTAATGAGAAAACTAGGTTTTGGAGAATATAATGTACGAGTAATAGAAGGACCCACAGACATTCCTGAAGCAACTACTCCAGGAGCATTTTTAAATTTTGGAGGCACTAATATTTACAAGAGTGCACAAATGGTTAAAATAGGCAGATTGTTTTGTGATAACGAAGTTAAGCCTGGAGACCATTTTATTTATACAGATGCATGGAACCCAAGTATCATTCAATTGAAATATATGAGTCAATTGTTAGAAATACCAATTAAGATTCACGGTCTTTGGCATGCTGGTAATTATGACCCAAATGACTTTTTAGGTAGATTAATTAAAGATAAATGGGTTAAGACATTTGAAAAATCATTAGCTCAAACAATAGATTACAATTGGTTTGCATCAGATGATCATTTGAAAATGTTTAGAGATAATTTTGGTTATGATGATATTGAATGTTTTAGAACAGGATGGCCGATGGAGTATTTATATAAAATGTTTAAGCCACAACCTAAAGAAGACATTATATTATTTCCACATAGAATGGCTCCAGAAAAACAACCAGAGATATTTGAAGATTTAGCTAAATCGTTACCAGAAACATATAAATGTATAATATGTCAAGAACATAATTTTAGTAAAAAAGAATATCATAGTCTATTAGAAAGGTCTAAAATGGTATTCTCTGCAAATCTTCAAGAGACATTAGGTATTTCATGCTATGAAGGAGCATTAGCAGGCGCGATACCAATGGTTCCAGACAGGTTAAGTTATACAGAAATGTATTCAGATGATTTCAAATATCCAAGTGAATGGACAGAGTCATGGGAATCGTATATGAAGAATAAGGATAGATTGATATCAACAATTATAGAATATATAGAACATCATGATCATTATAAGAAACAAGTAAAAGAATTAGCAAATAGTTTACATGAGAATTATTTTTCATGTAATGGGTTAAGAAAAGTATTATTTAATGAGTAAAGAAAAAGAATTTATTTACTTCCCGTCATTATCGGCCGGAGGATTTGCATCAGCATTAATTAAAGATGATAAATTATCATCAGGTACTCCATGTAGGTTTTATGACAATGAATATCCAGAATCATTTAGACATAAGTACTTTCTAGTTACTGCAGGCCATTATTACAAGAAGATGGATATTAGAGAACAGATGGGATTAGGAAAAGACACATTAGTGTTCGGTGACTCCGGAGGATATCAAATAGCTACAGGAGCATTAAAATATAGTCATGATTTACGTGAAAAGATATTCCATTGGTTAGAAGCCAATTCAGATGTAGCAGCTAATTTAGATATTCCACCTAAAACAGTTTATGAAAATAAATTTTATGAATGTGCAGATATTAGTTTTGATAATTTTGCTTGGTTTGAAAAGAACCAAACAGGAAAGACAAAATACTTAAATATGCTACAAGGTTCTAATCCACAAGAGTATGACTGGTGGTATCAGAAATTTAAGCATTTTGAATTTCAAGGTTGGGCAATAGGAGGACCACAAAAGTTAGTTGATTTTATGTGGGCATTAGCTTTAATGTTAAAAAATAGAGAATTCGAAAAAGTAAATTTAGAATATTTACATTTACTAGGTATTTCTAAAATATCTGATTTCTTTATTTTATCAACAATACAAAAGAATTTGAATAAACATTTTGGAAATAGAATAGTAGTTACAACAGATTCAAGTTCGCCTGGCCAATATCCTGTGTATGGAACTTATTTACATTCGCATAATTTTAAGAAATTATCATTTACGGATTTATATATGCCAAAGCCAGGCAAAGATGAAGACGGAAATAAGTTAGAATTAGAAATTCCAGACTTAGAACATGATTTATTAGTTCCATGTAGTTTAGATTGTCCAGCATGTAAAGATTTTAATTGGGGCATGTTAGAAGAATATAATAAAGATGCTGTTCCAAGAATGGTATTACATAATGTTCATGTATTTCAAAATACAATACAAGAAGTAAACAAAATAGTAGCAGCTCATAGAGATGTTGCTCAATATGTTGTTCCAAATAATTTAGCTGCAGTATTAAAAAGCATTTATGAAATGTTTGAAGACCCAGATAAAGCTATTACAACATATGAAAAATATAAACAATACTATCAGAAGTTCGGAGGACAAAGTATAACAACAATGAACAAAGATATTTTTAACCAATTTTTTGAACAAAAGGCAGAATAATATGAAAAAGAACGACTTAATAAATTTTATCAGCAGGTATCACCTAGCTGGAGCAACTACATCAGTAAAATGGGTTGCACAAGATGGAACATTACAAACAAATTTTATCACAGATGATCAAAATGTGATAGGAACTATCAATTCAACTAATCTAGATTTAGGAACTCATGATTTAGGAGTTTATGCAACACCGGCATTAGTAAAGATGTTATCAGCCGTAGGAGATGATTTAACAGTTAATGTCAATGCTGTAGATAAAACAGCTGTCAGTATTGGTATTAATGATAAAGATGTTGATATGACATTTATGTTAGCTGATTTATCAGTTATAAGACAAGTTCCAGATTTAAAAAATACACCTGACTGGAACGCATCAATTAGTATCACTAATGATTTTAGAAATAAATTTATTAAAGCAAAAAATGCATTACCTGAAACAGAAAATTTTGGAATTAAATGTAATAATGATGAAGTAGAAATGATTATAAATTATCAGACTATAAATACTAATAGAATTAAATTCAATTTAGATACACAAGGAAGTACAGACATGTCAGTTATATGTTTTTCATCTACATTATTTAAAGAAATTTTAGTTGCAAATAAAGATGCCGAATCTGGCCGTTTAGAAGTCTCAAGTGCAGGTTTAGCAAGAGTTACCTTTAAAGGTAAAAATTATACATCAACTTATTATTTAGTACAATTACAAACAGCTTAATATGTACGGAAATCAAGAACATACATTATGGGTTGAAAAATTTCGGCCGAGTACATTAGACGGATATGTTGGTAATGAATTAGTTATCAGTAAAGTAAAATTATATCTTGAAAATGGAGATGTTCCGCATCTATTATTTTATGGACCTGCCGGAACAGGTAAAACAACATTAGCAAAGATAATTTCAGGAAATGTTGATGCAGATGTTATGTATATAAATGCATCTGACGAAAATAATATTGAAACGGTTAGGACTAAAGTAAAGAANTTTGCAAGTACAGTAGGATTCAAAAGATGGAAAATTGTTATATTAGATGAAGCAGATTATATGACTCCAAATGGTCAAGCTGCATTAAGAAATTTAATGGAAACATTTTCTAAAACAACTAGATTTATTTTAACATGTAATTATGTTGAGAAGATTATTGACCCAATACAATCTAGATGTCAAGTATTTGGAATTACTCCACCAGATAAGTTATCAGTTGCAAAACGGATTGCTGATATATTAAACGATCTTGAGATAAAATATGACCTCCAAGATATAAAAACATTAATTGATAACGGATATCCAGATATAAGAAGAGTATTGAATTCAGCTCAAAGACAGGTAGTTGATGGAACATTAAAAATAGATGAAGAAAGTCTAGTCCAAGCAAATTATATGGCCGAAGTATTAAATATATTAAAATCTAATACTAGTAAGAAAAATGCATTTAAAGATATTAGACAATATATTAATGATAGTAAAGTAAAAGATTTTACTGCATTACATAAATTTTTATTCGATGAAATTGATAATTACGCTAAAGGACATATTGCAAGCGTGATATTAATTTTAGCAGAATCTCAATATCAAGATGCATTTGCAGTAGATAAAGAATTACATGTCATGTCGACAATAGTAAAATTATTAAACGAGTTAAAATAAAGGAAAATTATGAGTAAAATTATAGGAATGGATGGAAAACCACCAAAAGCAACCATTAATGTAAAACCATCAGATCTTAAAGATATTGTTTGTGAAGAATGTGGATGTAAGTATTTTAGACAAGTACAAGCTTTCAAAAGACTATCTGCATTAATATCACCAACAGGCAAAGAACAGATAGTTCCTGTACCAACATTTAGATGTGATGATTGTAATTATATAAATGAAGAGTTCAGGCCAAAAGAAGATAAGTAAGCCAGCCACAATATTTGATCATTTAGCAAATATTACATGGAAGAAAAAGGACTGGAATTCTATGTCAGAGTTAGATCAAAAGGCCTTTTCTCCATATTTAATTAATAGATGGTTGTCAATGAATCCAGATTTAATTGAGGTTGTTGATATGTTTCAACAATATACAATTGGACCATTAAATAAAAAGCATGTTTACCAATTATATTATGACATTCTGCCTAAGCAGAAAATGTTTGCTAGGTATATCAAAGGAAAAAAATTGGCCAAATACGATAAAGAACTTGTAAAGCTTATTACAAGTCATTATGAAGTTAATTCGCAAGAAGCTGAAGAATATATTAATTTATTCAAAAGGACAAACGGTGGGATAAATTATTTACAAGAGTTACTAAAAATGTACGGTAAAACAGAAAAAGAAATTAAAAAGTTATTAAAATGAGAACAATAAAGGACACACCTAGAATAGATTTTAAAGAAACAGAATCAACAGGTAATACAGCTGTAGATTATTGTGAAACAAATTATCCAGAAACATGTAAAGAGTTCAAAAAGATAATGAATGACCAATATATACTATTTTGTAAGAAACAAAAGAATTACGGTCCAGATAATATATCAGTAGGAACAAAATTATTATCAGACGATGATGTAAAATTATCATTAACAGGGTTATGGTTTAGAATAAATGATAAAATACAAAGATTAAAACAACTTATCATATTGGGTCATAAAGATATAGTTGGAGAAGCTGAGACAGATACGTTCCAAGATCTATCAGTTTATGGTATTATTGCTCAAATAGTTCAGAAGAAGGTTTGGGGCAAATAATTAGGTTATATGAATAAGTTTTTAAAGTACAATAAACGAGATCCAAAATCTAACGAACGTAAAATATCGTATTCTCAATTTTCAATGTATTCTCAATGTCCTAAACATTGGGAACTAGCATATGCAAAAAATTTACGTACATTTAGTCAATCAATTCATACAATATTCGGGTCGGCGTTCCATGAAACATTGCAACATTATTTAACAGTAATGTATGAAGAGTCTGTAAAAAAGGCAGACGAAATAGATCTTCATAAGTATCTTAAAGATCAAATGTATCAAATGTATAAAGAAGCTGTAGATAAAATAGGCGAACATTTTTCTAATAAGTTTGAACTAGGAGAATTTTATGAAGATGGAGTAGCAATATTAGATTGGTTCAAGAGAAAAAGAGGAGTTTATTTTAGTAGAAAAAATGAAGAACTTATAGGAGTTGAAGTACCAATTTACCATCCAGTTAATGAAACAAATGATAAAATAATGATGTTAGGATATTTAGATATTGTTATTAGAGACAAGAGAGATGACAAGATAACCATTATTGATATTAAGACTTCAACAATGGGCTGGAATAAATATCAAAAAGCAGATAAGACAAAGACATCTCAATTAGTTTTATATAAAAAATATTTTGCAGAACAATACGGCTATGATGTTGAAAAGATTGATATCAAATATATGATAGTAAAACGTAAGTTAATTGAAGGAGCTATGTTTCCACAAAAAAGAATCATAGAATTTTCTCCAGCAAGCGGTAAGCCAACAAGAAATAAATTAGCTAGTTCAATTGAATCATTTGTAGATTCTAGTTTTCATGATAATGGCTCATTCAATTTAGATAGACAATATATTGCAAGTGCAGGAAAGAATAATAAAAATTGTAAATGGTGTGAGTTTAAAGACCAACCAACATTATGTCCGCAACATAAAAGGATACAAGAATGAAAGTAGCAATAATAGGTAGCCGAATGTATGAGAATTCACGTAAAATTAAAGATACATTATTTCAGCTGAAACAAAAATTTGGAGACAGTCTTATCATAGTATCAGGTGGATGTAAAGATGGAGCTGATAAATTTGCAAGAAAATTTGCATTAGAGTTTGGAATTAAGTATAAAGAATTTAATCCAGCTCATACAACTAAAAATTTGTATTCAGCTATGTCAGACAATTATTATGATAAACCATATCATGTATCACAATTTCATCATAGAAATATGTTGATAGCAAGAGATTGTGATGTAATGATGGCATATATTCCAAACGGAAGAATTTCAAATGGTAGTATAAGTGCAATTAAGAAAGCTAAAAAATTTAATAAACCAGTAACAATAGTATCATGAAAAAATATTTAACATATCACGCAAAATGGCAATTAGGAATAATTGTATCATGGCCATGCATGTATCTATTTTCAGATATATTTGGATGGTCAAATCTAGCAACAGTAATTGGATTTCAATTTGTAGGTGCAATAGTTTTTTGGCCAATTGATAAATTTATATTCAGTAAAATGAAAGGTTAATGCACCTCAAAGCATATTTATAATAAAGTTATACGGAGATCACATGCAAGAAATTAAGTTACCAAAATTAAGAAAGATAGACCCAAACAAACCCAAGAAAAAGAAAATTTTATTATTATCAGATGATTTAAGAATGCATTCTGGCATTGGTACAATGTCTAAAGAATTTGTATTAGGAACTATTGATAAGTATGATTGGGCGCAATTAGGAGCGGCTGTAAAACATCCAGACTCTGGCAAAATAATTGATATAAGCGAAGATGCAGTAAAAGAAACAGGTGTGAAAGATGCATACCTAAAAATATATGCAAACACAGGTTACGGCAATCCTCAGGTAATAAAAGAGTTAATATTATTAGAAAAACCAGATGCTATCATGCATTTTACAGACCCAAGATTTTGGGGCTGGCTATACAATATGGAGCATGAATTAAGACAAGATATCCCAATTATGTATTATAATATTTGGGACGATCTTCCTTATCCATTTTGGAATGAACCATTTTACGAATCTTGTGATTTAATAATGAATATATCACGACAAACAGATAATATTGTAAAAAATGTAATCAGAAGCCATCCAAAACCAGATTGGGCAGTTCAATGGGTTCCGCATGGCGTTAACGAAAATCATTTTTATCCGATAAATTCATTACATCCTAAATGGAATGATTTTGAAAATTTTCAAACTAATTTTAAGAAAACAAATGATGTTGATTTTGTTATATTTTGGAATAATAGAAACATAAGAAGGAAGATGACAGCTGATTTAATTTTAGCATATAAAACATTTTGTGATAGATTACCAAAAGAGAAAGCAGATAAATGTGCACTACTTTTGCACACTCAAGTTTCAGACCCTAACGGTACTGATTTAGTAGCAGTAAAAAATGCAATATGCCCAAAATATAAAATAGTATTTTCAACAACATCTGTTGATACACAACAACTGAATTATTTTTATAATTTAGCAGATATAACAGTTAATATTGCTTCAAATGAAGGTTTTGGAATTTCATGGTGCGAATCATTACATGCAGGCACACCAATTGTTAATAATGTAACAGGAGGATTACAAGACGGATGTAGATTTGAAGATGATAATGGAGATTGGATTAAATTTGATACACATTTCCCATCCAATCATGATGGAACATATACAGAACATGGAGGATGGGTAAAACCAGTCTTTCCAAGTAATAGGAGTGTACAAGGATCGCCACAAACACCATACATATTTGATGATAGAACAGATTTTAGAGAAGTAGCAGATGCAATTCAATATTGGTATGATATGCCAGAAGAAGAAAGAGAACATAGAGGTGAATTAGGACATGATTGGGTTTGTGGTGATGAATCAAATATGTCTGCAAGAAGAATGAGTGAAAGATTTGTAGAGTGTATGGAAGAATGTTTTGAAAAATGGACACGAAGAAAAAGATTTACAATGTATAAAATTAATCAAGCACAACAAATAGAAAACCCCGGAGTTATAGTATGACAAAACCATTAATAATAATACAAGGACCTATCGCAACTAGATCAGGGTATGGAAACCATACAAGAGATTTAGCTACAAGTTTAATTAGAGCAAATAAATATGATGTTAAAATAATATCACTTCCATGGGGAGTGACACCTATGAATGCATTAGAAGCTGACAATAAAGATCATCTAGAAATTCTTAAACGAGTCGCAAAACAAGGTCAGCAGCTTAATACACCCGACATATTCATTCAAGTATCTGTTCCAAACGAATTTTGTATGTCCGCGGACGGAAAACAAGTTATTAGACCTGGAAAATTTAATATTGGTGTTACTGCAGGTATTGAAACGACACTAGTGTCTCATGAATTTATTGAAGGATGTAATAGAATGGACATGGTTATCACTACATCAGAACATTCGAAAAATGGATTNATTACATGTAAGTACGATAAAATGGATAAAGAAACAAAAGAAAAAATTGGAGAACTTAAGATTGAAAAACCTATTGAAGTTTTATTTGAAGGTGCAGATCTTAATATATATAAAAAGACACCTAAAATTCATGAAACAGTCCTAGAAGAATTAAAAGATATTAAAGACGATTTTTGTTATCTTTTTGTAGGCCACTGGCTCCAAGGCGATTTAGGACAAGATAGAAAAGATGTTGGTATGATGATTAAAACATTTTGTGAAAGCTTTAGACGTAAATCGGCAAGAAATCGTCCTGGATTAATTATTAAAACATCTCATGCAACATTTTCTATAATAGATCGTACTGAAATAACAAAGAAGATTCAATCAATAGTTTTGCCATATGGTGATAATATACCTAATATCTATCTATTACACGGAGATTTAACAGATGCAGAAATGAATTCTCTTTATAATCATTCAAAAGTAAAGGCAATGGTATCATTTACAAAAGGAGAAGGGTTTGGTAGACCATTGTTAGAATTTAGTTTAACAGGCAAACCAATAATAGCATCAAACTGGTCAGGTCACATAGATTTCCTACACAAAGATTATTGTACATTATTACCAGGAGAATTAACAGGTGTGCATGCATCTGCACAAGATAGATTTGTATTAAAAGACTCAAAATGGTTTACAGTTAATTACGCATATGCATCAAGAGTATTACAAGATGTTATGAAAAACTATAAAAACTATTTACAAAAATCTAGAAAACAAGGACATTATAGTAAAATGAATTTTAGTCTAGANNANATGGCAGAAAAATTCTGTACAATTATTGATAAAGCAATTGAAACAATTCCAAANCCGGTAAAGTTACAATTACCAAAATTAAAAAAGGTTGATGGNTCTACACCTAAAGTAAAATTACCAAAATTAAAAAAGGTTGAATCATGAAAAAACAAGAAAATAAAATTGAAGTAATTAATAATCCATCTAATATAAAATTAGAATATGACGAAATATCACCATTATCAGGTAGAAAATGTGTTGTTGTTGAAGCAGATGAAGAAACTAATATCGAATCTTATATATGTATGGAGTCGGGATATACAACAACAGATAAATTAAAGATAGGGTCTAAAGAGATAGAACAGTATGAACAAACTATAACAGAACTCATGAAGTCCGTAAGAGTTGAAGATAAAGAAAGAGGATTAGTATGGTATCCAGCATTCATGCAAGTGCCAGGAGCAATGTTATATGTTAAAGGAACATCCTTTAAAGATATGAAATGGGAAGTTGCAAAAATAGTATCAATCCAAGGAGAAGAAAGATTAAAATATCCTGTTCCGGGTAAAGAAGGAGAATATTTTACATCAAGATTAGATGTCGAAAATGCTAAAACATATTCAAAAAGAGACTTTCAAAAAGCATTTGAGGCTCTATATGCAAAAGTAAAAGAGGAAATAAAAAATGAAGATTAGTTACGCAATAACAGTATGTAATGAACATAAAGAAATAGATAAGTTATTAACATTTCTATTTGAACATAAAAGAAAAGAAGATCAAGTTGTAGTCCAAATGGATAAATCTGCAACAGAAGAAGTATGGAACACTTGTGAAAAATATGAATCAAAACAAGCAACAGAATATACTCTTACATCACATGACTTAAACAAAAATTTTGCACAATATAAAAATAATTTGAATAAAAAATGTGATGGTGATTGGATATTCCAAATAGATGCAGATGAAATACCAAATGAGTATTTAATAGAAGCTTTACCATTTATTTTAGAAGCAAATGAAGACACAGAAGCATTCTGGGTTCCTAGAGTAAATACAGTAGCAGGAATTACAGACGAACATATTGCTAAATGGGGGTGGAAATTAAATGAAGATGGGTGGGTTAACTTTCCTGATTGGCAAATGCGGATCTATCAAAACAAAGAAGAAATATATTGGGTTAAGCCAGTACATGAACAATT